AATTTACCAGCAGGATTTAAACAACGAGGTATTAGAATTAGAGATGATGCTCAATCTATTCAACCTGGAGAATTCAGAGATGTAGATGCACCAGGTGGAAACCTTAAAGATGCATTTATGACTTTGCCTTATAAAGAACCTTCGCAAACTCTATTAGCTCTTATGGGGGTCGTTGTTCAAGCAGGTCAGCGTTTTGCTTCAATAGCTGATATGCAAGTTGGGGATGGGAATCAGCAAGCAGCAGTGGGGACGACCGTGGCTTTGCTGGAAAGAGGATCTAGAGTTATGTCGGCCATACACAAACGACTATACGCTTCTATGAAACAAGAATTTAAATTACTTGCAAAAGTATTTGCATTATATTTACCACCTGAATATCCTTATGATGTTGTTGGTGGACAAAGAACAATTAAACAAACTGACTTTGATGAAAAAGTAGATATCATTCCAGTTGCAGATCCAAATATATTTTCACAAACACAAAGAATATCTATTGCACAAACAGAATTACAACTTGCAATGTCTAATCCACAAATACATAACATGTATGAAATTTATAGAAGCATGTATGAAGCATTAGGTATTAAAGACATTGATAAAATTTTATTAAAACCAGATCAACCCACACCAAAGGACCCTGCGTTAGAACACATTGATGCTCTTGCAGGGAAACCATTCCAAGCATTTCCGGGACAAGATCATAGAGCACATGTAACAACTCATTTAAGTTTCATGTCTACTAATCTTGCAAAAAATGCACCTGCAATTATGGCATCATTAGAAAAGAATGTATTTGAACACATATCTTTAATGGGACAAGAACAAGTTGAACTTGAATTTAGAGAAGAGATAGCTCAAGTAGCACAAATGAGTCAGAATCCTCAGATGCAACAGAACCCACAAGTACAAGCTCAACTACAAAACATGCAACAAAAGATTGAATCAAGAAAAGCTCAAATTATTGCTGAGGCAATGGAAGAATTTATGGCAGAAGAAAACAAAATTACATCTCTTATTGATAATGACCCTATCGCAATGTTAAGATCTAGAGAGTTAGATCTAAGAGCACAAGAGAACGCTGCTAGAGAACAAGACAACAAGGAAAGAATCAACCTTGATAAGATGAAAACTATGATGAACCAGTCAACAGATAGTCAAAAGCTACAACAAAATGAACAATTAGCAAAACTAAGAGCAAATACATCATTAGAAAAGACTATTTTAACTGCTAAACTAAAAAACAATCAAAAATAAGTTTTAAAAACACAAAAAAAGGAGTATATAACGCTTATGAAAAACAAAAACAAAAAAATTGGTCAATCTAAAGAAGTAGATCATTCTAAATTTACAGATAAAGATGGATATTTAGTTGGTGGAGTTGATATTGAAATGTCAAACCCACAAGAAACTCAAGTTGAAGTAGTTCAAGGTCAAGGAAACATACTACCAGAGAAAAAAAGATCAGCTAAGTGGTATTAATATGTTACCAATGCTTGGAGCTATTGCACCTTTAGCTAAAATACTATTTTCAACTATTGAAAAAGCAGTTCCTGATAAAGACTTACAGGCAAAATTAAAAGCAGATTTACAAACACAATTACTACAATCTAATACACAAGAATTACAAGCTGCAGCAAAAATAATTGAAGCAGAGGCAAAAGCTGGATGGTTTGCATCTAGTTGGAGACCTCTTTTGATGTACGTATTAATATTCATATTGGTCTGGAATTATATTCTTGGACCTGTTATAAGATTAATGCTAGGAACAGTTATTACATTTGAACTTCCAGGGGACGTTTGGACACTTCTTCAAATTGGCCTCGGGGGATATGTAGTAGGACGATCCGGTGAATCTATCGCACGAACGATGGCAAACAAAACAATAACAAAGGAATAAAAATGAGAAATGATTATACACAAAGACCAAGACCAGGATTTAAAATGGGTGGTAAAGTTAAAAAAGGTGGAAAAGGATTTCCAGATTTAACTGGTGATGGTAAAGTTACTTTTAAAGATATTTTAAAAGGTAGAGGTGTCATTAAGAAAAAAGGTGGCATGGTTAAAAAAGGTAAAAAATAATGGGAGCAATTCTTAAAAAAGGATTAAGCATAATTAGAGGTGTAGAACCTAAGAGTACTAAATCGACTAAACTGAAAGCTCAAATTTCTAAAAATGTAGGTCGAATTAGTAAAAAAGATTCTCAAAGTGAAGCATTAGGAGAAGAACTTTTAGCACTAGAAGAAAAAGGTGGAGATTCAGAAGCAATTAAAAAAGCAAAAAAAGAACTTGAAGATATTAGAGCTAGTAAAAAAAAATATCCAAAAGAAGTAGGTGAAATAAATACAGGGGAAGTATTTACAAAAGAAACAGAATATAAAAGCGTGCAAAACACTTCAAGAATTGACTAGCTTATATAACCAATATAAGCCAGTTAGCGAAGATTTGTCTTTGTTATTTACATCAAGAAAATTAGAAATAGAAGTATGAGCATAACACAAGAAGCAAATAGAATAGGTGTACCAACAGCATCACAAGCGTATAGGCTTATGGGAACACCAGCAGTAAGAGCTACGTATCTCAAAGAGAAAGAGATAGAAAGGCGTTTAAAAGTATCTGCAAGCGAAGATAATGCAGGGCAAGCGGCTCATTGGGGCAAAGCATTAGAAATGTATGTAATTAAGTATCATTTACCTATCGGATGGTTAAAATGGAATTACGGAACAGTTAAGCACGAATCTCAAATTATAAGTGGAACGCCTGACATTGTAGGCCCTGACTCGGTAGGAGATATTAAGTGTTATTACAGAAAGAAGTTTGCAATAGCGGCCGAAATAATAGAAAATGGAGATGTTCAACGGTTAAAAAAAGAACTGCCTGAAATCTATTGGCAAATAACCGCAAACGCTGATATATTAGACGTAAAGAAGTGTATGCTTTTACTTTACCTGCCAAAAGAAAGTGAGTTAGAACATATAAGAGAGTGTGTAAGTCAATGGTGTGCAGATGGTGAACTAGATGAGCCTTGGAAGTATAGATTCATTTATGAAAGTGATAAAAGTGCTTTACCTTATCAAGCGGATGACAGCGACTTTGGTTCTGTTATGGCTATGGAGTGGGATTTGAATTTGGAAGATGTATCTTTATTGCATAAGAATTTAATATAGATAAAGAGATTGAAAGGAATAAAGAATATTTGTAAACTTTAAAATAAAATTAGAGATGGAAAATTTATTAGAAAAATTAAGTAAAGAAGATTTAATTAAGGTGATTGGTAACATTTCCGATACGATTCAATCTGTTTATGATTGGAAAGGACACGGAATGTTATACATTGTCTTCGTCTGTTTCTAAATTGTTACTGCTACCAACGTCCTTATGTCGCTCTACTTTACTAAGTATCTGAGTTAGCAAGTCTGAGCCTATCAAGCCAATTTTGTTCAAACTTTTCAATATACTTACAATCAAAAACAAAATAATAGGCAGCATCACCGCTTCACTTAGCCAGCTAGCGTACGGGAAAGCCTTCTCTATAACCAGCGTAACGGCAAGCAAACACATAAAAGCCACCAACACATAAACCCCCTTGAAAGCCTTACTGACCCTAAAATTGGATTCATTAAGGGCTCTTGCCATACCCGCAAAACTATCGCCTAGCACTACTATGGCTATGGCCGCAAACTGCATTTGGTTCTGTATGAAATAAGAAATAATTTCATTAAAAATACCGCCAAGCATAGCCGCTAGTATCAATACAGTAGGCTTTATTTCGGTTATCTTATTCATTTGTTTTGTGCATTTTTTTTATATTATTCAAAAATTTTTCCATCATGGGCTTTATCGCAACGTACACTCCAGTTAATAGAAGCAAAGTCACCGTTAAGTAAGTCATACTCACCACTTCACTATTCGTGCGACTTAATTCGTAGTATTGCTCCAAGGTAAGTTTTCGCATGTCTACTTCCCGCACTATGTGCATCACCCAAAAAACCGCCATCACCTTAAAAATAAAAGGCACATACGGTATATCCTTTTTTCTGCTACTCTCAAAGCTGAGTATTGCAAATGCTAGATACCTTATACTAGCAAAGAATACCAACCACGGCACATGCTCTTGGTCGCCACTTGCTACATAGGTAGCCTCCATTAGAAAGCAGCACACCGTAGCTACTCTCAATGCGGTTTTGGCGTGTTTCTTTTACATTTTTCAGCTAGACTATATCCTACTAATGAAAATGCCGCTTCATACGCAGGATGTAATGATGCAGGTATCAAATCGTACAAACTTGAGAATATACGATAGTCTGCTTCCTCCCATTCAATAGGTATAAGAGTAGACCAATAAGCACTATAAGCGGCCTCTTCGGGTGTAAATTGTGATACATTATGGTTTCTGATTCTTGCGTAGCTCATAGCCACTAGCATTGAATCGTTTAGACTTAGTAAGTAGTCGTGATAGTTTTGTTCTTGTGTGTTCATTTTATTTTTTTATTTGACAAAATTAGTTAAATTTTCGCATCATTTTCATATGAAACCATATATTGGAATTTACAATTGCCGAATCAGCATTAAGAAACTTTTTTTCAAAAAATCTCTCGAAATAAAATTGTGATTGATAGACAGCAGGATTTGTTATTTGTGTTGTTCCATCTCTAAACCCTATTCTAGTAGTAGTTGCATTATTAGCATCCATACAAGGAGTATAACAGTATAGTTCAGGGCCTGTCGTTGCGTTGCCCGTGTATAGTTCGCACGATGGGTGTGTTATTAGGCAATAAGCTCCGCTTGTAGCTACGCTTATATTAGCTGCATCAGGGCCGTATTTTTGCCACCCACCACTATATTTTATAAACGATTTTATGCTACCACGCCTAGTCATAGGCATATCAGCATATAATAAACCTCCAGTTAATAGAAGCAAAGTCACCGTTAAGTAAGTCATACTCACCACTTCACTATTCGTGCGACTTAATTCGTAGTATTGCTCCAAGGTAAGTTTTCGCAT